CCGTTTTTTAACGTGTTTTTTAACCTCAATAATCCATTCATTATCTGGATTTAATTGCATGATATGGTCTGCTATTTTTTGTAACTGGTCTTTATGTTTTACAATGTGCTTCATTTGTCATCCCAGTATTCTAAATTTGTAAGTGCATAATCTGGCAGATATATACCATAGGCTTTTGCAAAGGCATCATCTGATCCATACTTGTCATGATATTCGCTGTGGTGATGTCCACAGATATTTACACCATATTTATGATCTCTTCTTGGCAATGGAAACGGTTGTTTTTGATGATGAAAAATAGAAGGCTGTTGGCAATCAGGAACGCAGCAAGGTTTGTCCATAACCCATAAATGAAACCTTTTATGATCCGCTGTGAGTTTCATTTTAGCCATTAAAACAACTCACGTTGTGGATTTTGGTCAATCCAATACTTTGCAAAACATTTCTTTTGATTGTTTGCATTTGTTAAATGGATCATTTTAGTTTTGATATTGTAACCTTCTTGTCGAAGTTCACAAATTCTAGCTGGTAATTTAAAACACCAAATTTCATTAAAAATGTCTAATCTGGTTATTTTTCTACCAGCCAATAATTGCTCTAATATATATTTTCGTTGTGTCATTATCATTCTCCCAAATGTAGGTGATCCCATCGCCTTGGGAGAGAGTCTGTGAGGGGCGATGGGATCGGTATACAAACAACCTCACAAACTATTTAGTTAGAACGGTATTTCATCGTCCATTTGAGCTACTTCAGTATTCACAATACTGGCAACTTCATTTTTTACAAGACTTCTAATAGTACCATTAAATTTTTGTAGAACTATTTCAGTTGTATATTTATCAACACCAGCCTTATCTGTCCATTTACGAGTTTGAAGCTGACCTTCAACGTATAGCAGAGTTCCTTTTTCAAATCGTTCAGCCTTGTCAGCATTAAATCCGAAGCAAACCACCTTATGCCATTCTGTCTTTTCTTTCCATTCGTTGGTGATTTTATCTTTCCAGCTCTCTGAAGTTGCCACTGATAAGGTTGCTATGTTGTCACCACCTTGCATGGTTTTTACGTCTGCTGGGCTTCCCAGCCTTCCTATTAATTGTACTTTATTAAGCATTTTGTATTTCCTTTCCTAAAATGATTACTATGTCATCACGCATTTCTGTTATGATTTTCTTGGCTTTTAAAAGACCTGAAACTAACAAACTATCAGGCAATATTCTTATTATTTTCATTGGTAGGTCTGGATGGTAAAAACAAAGATCACAGTATTCTCTGTTAGCAATTAACATTTGACCTTGAACTTGAGCTATATATTTAGACGGTATTTTTTTAGTTTTATTAAACTCTAAGATGGTTTTAACGTGGTTCTCTGCCTTTAGACATTTGAACTCTACCATACCATCATCGTCTATTAATCCGTCAGGGCTGCATCCCCATCCATCACTAGTAATAAAACCAACTTCTTTGACTGTACAATCTTTCTGAAACTCATACATTGAGCGAGCATCTGGTTCAAGCTCAGTGCCTCTATCAGTCCATTGATTACCAAGCCATTCGTCCAAAGGCTTCTTTGCAAATAAATCACAAGATAAAGATAAAGCGTAGTCATCAATAGATTTAGATATCTTACCAGTAGATGTGACCATCTTACTAAAGTTAGAGGCTGTTGGTAGCCCAGAACGCAATATCAGCCATTCTGGAGTACCTTGTTCAACATCATGTATCTGCATTATTTATCTTCTTTTGCATTGAGTGCATCATAAGCTGATTTATAACGCTCAAGCGGTAATTGTGCCAACGCATCTATTTTATAATGATTACACATTTTTTTCACATTAACATCTTTTTTGGTGTCAATTAATGCTTGCAATATTTTGTAATGCTCGCTGGTAATTTGCTTGACTGGTACTTTTGTTTCTGACGCTGCTGCTCTACCACCATCATCATCTTCTTCAGCCACTAAGTTACAAGCCATAGCTAAACTGTAGCGTCTACCATAAGTAGTAGCTGATCCCTTTTGCTGATCATTGAGGCTGACGTTAATTGGATAAAAACTATCACTAATTACAGTGCCATCCTTATAGAGTATAGATGTAAGCACTCCCCAAACACTATCAACAAAGCCATATCTTTGAATTTGTGTAAGATTGTTATCTAATAATGCTTTTTTACAAGAGTTAGCAATAGCTAATAAATCAGCAAATTTGTTCTTAAAGTGTGGGTTTACATTATTGAAAACAGGCGTTTTCATCTCTTTCTGAGCTTTAATAAAAGCCTCAATTGCAGTTATTTCGGTCATATTTTCTCTCCATGTTTGTTTTGTATTTCAGAAATTTCAAAGGTCATATCTACTGTATCTAGGCAGATATTTCTAATTTCTCGCAGATTGTCAGTATTGATATGCTGACCCATACGAGCAAACTGTCGCTGCTCAGTTAGTAATGAGTGAACAGTTTTCAGTTTCAATAAAGGTATTATTATGGATGGGATTTTTATTTGTGCCATGTTGAATGCTCCTCAAAATCGGAAGGTTCATTTTCATGTTCAGCAAATTCGTACATTTTTAGTAAACAGGGAATTTCATTGTCATCATCAAAATGCTGAATTCCGCTGATAATACCTGTAGTTTCTGTTTCATCTGCTTCAAGGTCTTCAATTGCACTTTGTAACATTTCTTTTGTGTGAAAAATTAGTGTTTGAAGCCGTTCTGCTTTGCAGGTCCTATCTTCATCAGACCAAATTGCAACTTCGTTATATTGTGCGCCAGCATATGCCAGAGCTGCTAGTGATTGTTTTAGATGTGCTGTCATTTTTTTTCTCCCAAAATGTTGTTGACTATTTGAGATTAACAGATATTGTATGATATGCAAGTAAATAATTAATTAAAAGGTAAAATAAATGAAATTAGCAATGTTTTTAAGGTTAGAGGGAATAACACAGCGTAGCTTTGCAAAAGACACAGGGTTAGATGAGGCAACGGTTTCACGACTACTAAAAGGCAAACACATGCCAAGCAGCACGACTATACACAAGGTGGAACGAGCAACAAAGAAAAAGGTTACATGGGTAGATTTAATTGCAGATAAAGTGGGTCAAGATAATATTTAATACATTAATGGGAGAGAAAAATGGCACAATTACCAGCAATGCCTTTATGGACTGATAGCTTCATAGCTGACACTACACATCTTAACGCAGCCGAGACAGGGGCATATATTATGTTGCTTGTCTGTATGTGGAGGTCTGGAGGCTATGTTCATAACGATGATAAAAAACTAGCTAGGTTTGCTCGATGTTCACCAGCTCAGTGGAAGAGAATAAAGCCTACAATTATGGAATTTCTTATTGAAGATGAAAATGGTTTAACACAAAAAAGATTACTTACATTGTTCAGTAACGCATCAGAAAAGGTGGCGTTAAAGAGGCATTTAGGAAGTCTTGGTGGTAAGGCTAACGCATTGAAGAATAACAATAAGGTCTCAGCGAATGCTAGTAGTGACGCTCTACCAACTATAACTAGACCTATAACTATAAAAGAAAGTATAACCCCAAACCCCTTAAAAAGGGGCAAAACAATGTTGGATAAAAATTTCATTCCAAGTGAAGAATTAGCATTGAAATATTGGATGACCAGAGGGCGAGCAGATTTATCTTATTCTCTGATAGCCGATGAGTTTAAAACCTACTGCTTGGCAAATGGAAAGAAGTTTGCAGACTGGGATGCAGCTTGGAAGACTTGGTACTGTAACGCAGTCAAGTTTCAACGTAAGGTTGATGGTATTGCAAAGAACGGCACTGTAGACCCAGAGCTAGAAGAGGCTTACAAGGAAAATCCTATTAAGAGGACTAAACACCAGTGGCGTTTATTGTTAGCCAAAGCACCTAAGAGCCTGTATCAAAATTGGAAAGAAAACATACATGGTGAAAGACCTGAAACCTTTGAGGATATGGTGGCACTTTATGAATAATTTTATTTTACCGTTCCCCCCATCAGTAAATAGCATGTATGCAGGGAAGGCTCGAAGGTACAAGTCACCAAGATATAAAAAATGGATTGCTGAAGCTCAACTATGTGCTTGCAAGCAGAATTTCCCAGCTTGGGTCAACGGTGCAGTCCAAGTACAGTTAGACTTTGTCAGACCTGATAAGCGTAAAAGAGATTTGGATAATTTAGCAAAGGCTGTTCTTGATTTTTGTACTGACGCACAAGTGTGGAAAGACGATTGTCAGGTTGAGCATCTAACGCTAAGGTGGGTGGAAGCTGGCTTTGTCGGTGTTAAAGTAACTATCCAGCCGTTGAAAAATATTATGGCAACGCAACCCAAATAAACGCCAGAAGAGTAAACAATGGCACAGCAATTGCCAAAGCTTGTATGATTGGTTTGACATAACTAACTTTTTTTTCTTCTGGCTTCCAAATATCACGTTCTAAATCACAGAAATATTTATGATAATTATTAGACATTGTTTTGATCCAATTTTTTTGTTTTTAATAAATTTACAGCAGACAAAACCCAATCAGGTATGCGTCTTGCACCAGTTTCAAAATAACCAACAGTTACTCGTGACGAATAACCAAGTTCTTCTGCTGCTTGTTGTTGTGTGTAACCATTAGATTTACGCCACTCTTTTACTAAAATCATTTTTTCATTGTCCGTAATATTCATTTTTTTGTGTCCTTTACATTTTCACTAATAACATGAGCATTTAAATTATTACACATATATTGACCTACATTGTCAAAATAATGTTGTATTTTTTTATCGTATGCAGCTTGTTCAGCAGCAGTTTTTTTTGTCATTTTACCTTACCTTTTTATAAAATTAAATATTTAAATAGTGCTTTGAATGTCTTATTGGACAATTATTTATATTACCGTCTTCGTAGCCGTATGCGTAATCCCAACTTGGCTCTTCTTGTGCTGTTTTACGAATACCGTTATTCATTTGTACAAGATACAAAAAACATTCTACTTTATTTGCTTCAGTTATAACTGTGGCTTTTTTAGATTTTTTTTCAAAAAGATGCATTGTGTACATTTTATTTCTCCATTATTGGTAGCAGTAAGCTAATTCCGCTTTCTGATTAGCAATGTCCTCTAATTCCCAATCTTCGATAACTTCTGTTACCCGAAGACCATTACAATCACGACAAGAAACCTCTCTGTAATCAGGGTCATTGTCAGGATGCCCATAGAATTCTGTTTCAAACTGATTAACAACAAACTCTGTGCCTGTGCCATCACAAGTATTACATAATTCATAATTTTTAGTCATTTTGTTTCTCCTAGCTAAGGTGGGATTAAGAAAGATCTTCAAACATAAATGCTTTTGCATCTCTTAGTGAATTGAAAGTATGCCCTTCACACGTCCAATATTTTTCGTTATCACATGATCTCTGAATTCTAACCACATGCTCCATATCATGACCTTCAATTTTGTAACTACCTGAATAATCTTTTTTTAAAGTAAGCATTTTGTTTCTCCATTTTATTTACCTTACAATCTTAATATAAACACTATTTACATAATGTCAAGAACTATTTGTAAAATTTATTTATATTTTTTACTTGACAAGTAAGTAAACAATGATTATAATTAAGGTACAAACAATGAAACAGGAGAAATTAAGATGAATAATGTATTTGGAATAAACAACACACAAATAAGTGGTGACGCACTAAACCCGTCCGATGATGATCTAATAGCACAGGTAGGAATGCTTCACGTAGACCAGACCGTTCCAGACGGATGGAATGTTTTAAGTGGCAACCACCACACATCAAGTGTTGGGCGTGTTACCCAGCGTTGGCAGTTTAACGATCAAACATGAGAAATAAAATAAATTTACATTTAGTTGTTGACATTATGTAAACAATGATTATAATTAAGGTACAAACAATGAAACAGGAGAACTAAAATGACTACATTTACTGAATTAGAAACAAAAGTTTTAGAAAGAGCTGAAATCCATTGTGATTTTTATTACAGTACGTCTACTAAAGATTTGGCTGACAGTTTAGATTTACCATTTAACCTTATCAAAGATGTCGTAAATAGCTTAATTAAGAAAACTAAAATCAAAGCCGTACTAGACCCAAACAAAGTAGGAAGGGTTTTTGATTTACACACTATTACTAAAAATGGCAACTTACAATCTTATGGTCAAATTGAGTAAATTGATTTTAACGAGGGGCGGTTGATACCGCCTCTTATTAAGACCAACCAACTAACTAGGAGAGATAAAATGAATATTTTAAAACAGTGGCGAACAGATAACAGCTTAACGCAAACAGAGGCTGCTAAAATTTTGGGATATAAAAGTTATGTTTCAGTATCTTATTTTGAAAGTGGAGCAAGAAAAATTCCTAACCGATTAATGAAAATGATAAAGTTGTTAGAATAAATTGATTGATTAAAGTAATTATTTTTTATAAGGTAATAAAAAAGGAATAGATATGGATTACAGAAACCCAGCAGATTATTTGGGCATTCCTCAAATGTCACAGCAATTAACACCAGAAGAATTGCAAGCACAAGAGATAGCAAAGCAATTGCAAAACCAAGAGCGATTGTCAATGTCTGGTATGATGGGAGAAGCTGGTAATTATTATAATAAAGTAGTGGGTGAGCAAACTGGATTTGATCCAGAAAATTTACAAATGTCTAGAGATATGTTAGGTCCGCTCAGTCCGTTAGTAGAAGCACCAGTTGCAGGAATAGAAGCTATTGCTGGTTTACTAGCTGGAGGGTCTTCATTAGGTGCTGACCTTTTAGAAAAAGTTGGCTTGCAAGATAAAAATGATGCAAAAAGAATGAAAAGAGATTTATCAGCCATGTTAGTTGAAAGTCCTATTCCATACTCTGGAGCTGCTGTTGGAATACAAGGGAAAAGAATACCTAAATTTGGTGAAAAAGGTTACAAACAAATACAATACCCAGAAGGCATTGCTTTACAGAAAAAAATAGACAATGACTTTGAAGGTGCAGTTAAAGAATATAGTAAACTTGAAGATGCTGAGGGTGGCAAGGTAATAAACACTGATCTTGCTAGAGAGCTTTCACCTGAATATTTAGCAAATAGATCATTAAGTGCAAACGTACATGAAGCATCAAGCGCATTTGCTAAGAAACTGTATGATCGAGCTTTAGCAAGACCAAAGCAAGATAATGAAATGGACTTAATTACATTTACTGCTGGCGGTACTGGAGCTGGTAAAACATCTGGTTTAAATTCACAGCCTGATCTAAGACAAATAGCAGATAATTCAAAGGCTATATTTGATACTAATATGAACACATACAACAGTGCTAAAAAGAAAATTGTGCAAGCATTAGATACAGGTCATGAAGTTGCCATAGTTTTAACGCATCGTGATCCTGTTGAAAGTTTAGTTATGGGAGCATTGACCAGAGCTGCAAAACAAGAAAAGAAATTTGGATCAGGTCGGACCGTACCAATAGGAGCGCATTTAGAAACTCATTTGGGTGCAAGAGATACTATAAGAAAACTTGAGTTAGAATATGCAGACAATCCAAAAGTTAATGTAAAATATATTGATAACAGTAGAGGTAAAGGTAACGCAATAACTACGCCTTTTGAAGACTTGCCTGTAATGAATACATCTAAATTAAAAACAGAGCTAGATGATGCTCTTGAAATTGAATATAAAAATAAAAGGATAAGTGATGAAATCTATAAAGGATTTAAACAAGAAATTGACTGAAGAGCAAAGAATAATAGAGTTTAGAAAAAACTTTGGTGAATACTTTGCAAATGGTTTAAATGATAATGTAACCAGAGAAGCCGAACAAGATATGGTTGATGAAATATCAAATGGAGTAAATGACCAACTTGGTTAATTATCTTAGGGACACACTATGGCAGCACCTAAAAGAAACAGATCACATCCTGATGATCCAGCCTTTGAAAAAACAAGGGCAAAAATATCAACTACCCAGTTGGTGAAACGTCTTGAGAATTATGCACTTAACAAAAAAGATGATCAAGGTAATGATGTAGACCTAGAGCCACAAAGGATTAGGGCTATTGAGATACTGTTGAACAAGACATTGCCCAATTTACAATCTACTGAGATTAGTGGAAAAGATGGTGGCCCAGTTGTTCCTGTATTGCAAATCTTTGAGATTGAGCCAAAGATAGACGATGACACAAGCACCCATTAAACTTGGTCTATATCCAAAACAAAAGACAGCACTAACCACAACAGCAACTGAAGTTTTATATGGCGGTGCTGCTGGTGGTGGTAAATCTCATTTGATGAGAGTAGCTGCTATTCACTGGTGTACACAGATAGCTGGCTTGCAAATATACCTATTTAGACGAGTTCGTGATGATCTGATTAAGACACACTTAGACAGCCATCATGGGTTTAGAAATACATTACAGGCATGGGTTGATGCTGGTTATGCAACTATTGTTGAAGATAACATCAGGTTCTGGAATGGATCGAGAATATATTTATGCCATTGTCAGCATGAGAAGGACGTTGGTAAATATCTCTCTGCTGAGATGCACGTTTTACTTATTGATGAGCTAACTACCTTTACAGAGCGTATGTACAGACAGCTTAGAGCTAGAGTTAGAATGGTTGGTATAGATGTTCCAGATCACTTAAAAGGTCAATTCCCTCGCATTTTGTGTGGCTCTAACCCAGCTAATATCGGGCATTTGTTTGTTAAGAACACATTTATTGATGGCAAAGAGCCGTTAAAGGTTTACAAGACAGGGCCAGAAGAAGGCGGTATGTTGCGTCAATACATCCCAGCTAGAGTAAATGATAACCCAGCACTACTAGAACAAGACCCAACTTATATTGATAAACTTAAAGGTATTGGTTCAGATGCACTTGTGAGAGCGATGCTTATGGGCGACTGGAATGTAGTTGAGGGAGCATTTTTTGATTGTTGGTCAGAAGACAAGCATGTTGTCAAACCTTTTGCTATTCCAGATCATTGGACTAAGTTTATCTCTGGTGACTGGGGATATGCAGCTCCTTTTTCGTTTGGTTGGTGGGCTGTTGTGTCTGATGACTACCAAATGGCTAATGGCAGAACATTACCTAGAGGTTGCATGGTACGTTACAGGGAATGGTATGGATCACCTAACAACAAGAATATTGGCTTGAGAATGGAAGCTAACCTTGTTGGTGAAGGTATAACTGAACGTATGGCTGATGATGAAGAAATGGATTATGGTGTACTTGATCCAGCAGCGTTTAGTGAAGATGGTGGGCCAAGTATCGCTGAAAGAATGTATGAAGGCGGTGGCCCATACTTTAAACGAGCAGATAATAAACGGATAGCACGAGCTGGTGCAATGGGCGGTTGGGACACTATGAGAGCAAGAATGAAGGGCGATGCAGACGGCAGACCGATGGTTGTTTGTTTTAGCACTTGTGTTGATAGCATAAGAACAATACC